CGATTGCGTTTCACAAGTTCCATTAAATCATAAATGGTAAACATATCGTTAACAGATCCTCCGTTAGAAGAAATAAAAAATTCAATATCTTTTGTTCCCTCTATAGCATCTGGGTCTTCGTGCAGTAGCTGACCGCCGTTAAGTGTGAGGAGACTGAGTGCAAGCTCTTTCATCGATTCTTCGTTGATGTCAGAGCACAACCCAATAAGAGTACTTTCTTCTTCCTCTTCTTCCGCTTCCTCCTCTTCCTCTTCAGTCAAATCTTCATCGGCGGTGTTATAAATCATAATTTTTCTTTCTCTCAATTATTGAAGCTTTCTTGGATTCTTCCAGAAACTTAATTGCTTCCTTCCAGTTAGTGAATGGCATCAGCGAACGAAACTGTTTGGGGACGCCACCTATTAAAGATAGTATAACTGAATTCTTCCAGTTTGTCAAGGTCCTTTCATCAACCTTCTCAAAGCTTCGAATTTGGTCGTCAGTAAAATCAGATTCTTTCATCTGCTTACGCTTTAATTCTGTAAGAAACGATATATCTTCAATGATCTTTACGCACATTAACAAGCAATGAGCGACCACCTCTTGAACCAGGCGCCACATATGAACGACTTCAAATATCCTAGACAAGTAAACACTGGCGAAGATGCCACCAGTGAAGCCCAACACCACAAAAACCATTAATTCTCCATTAGTTACTTCGTGCATTTAAACCTCATAAAAAAAGACTGTGAGATTTCCCTCACAGTCTTTAGTATACGTTAAGAGCGCTTGAAAGTCAAGCGTTTATTTTACTTCTTGCGGAGAGCCGCCTTCAAAATGCGAGCAGCAACTCTCTTAGTGATTTGCTCAACCAGTTCGTCGGTGTTTCCTTCGACAACAGACCCGTAAGTGCCCTTCAGGCCGGACGTGTCGGCGCGCCGCGTAAATTTATCGCGAGGATCGGTCTCCTTTTCTGGATCTTCGGTACCGGCTGTCGCCGCGAACTTTGCTGCCACTTCCTTTTCTCGCTTGCCTTTGGGTCTAGGATCCGCGGTGAACTTCGCCCAGTCGGCCGGGCCGCCTTCCTCAAGTTCGTCTTCACCAACTTCAATATCGGCAACGACTTCTTCGTCGCCTCCGGGAGCGAAGTCATCTGCGGGCTCTGGGCCGAGATCGTCTTCTACGGAAGGCTCGCCGGTGGACTCCACGTCCATCTCAAGACCTTCGACTCCAGCAGCGCGGGCAATAACCTGCAACGCAGCGAGTACCTCTTCCTCGGAGGGAGCCTCTTCAGCTTCCACTGCATCAACAGCAACGTCAGCCTCTTCATCACCGACCTTTTCAAGATCAACAGCAGCCTCTTCGTCTTCCTCGGGGGAGCCGCCGGCCAAATCATCAGCCGCGTCGTCCTCCAATTCACCGACAGGTGCCGCTTCGAACATGCTACCGTCAGCTGCTTCGCCTTGGCCTCGGCCGTGGCCCAGGTTAGCAGTCCCTCCTTTGGGACCAAGAGCACCGGTGCGCCCAGTGCGCAACTCGTCAAGCTCTTCCTTGGCTCCAGCTTCTCGGCCGCGCTCGGTCAGTCCATTAACAAAGCCGGGAGTAAGCGGCTCCAGCTTAGCCAGCTTCATAAACTGGCGGATTTGTGATTCATTCAATAGATTCTTTTTGTTTGACATCGTCGATTATCTCCTAACATATCGCGAATATGCTACTTTTAAATAGTATTTTCCCTTAGTAATGTCTTTTTTAATTTAAGAAGAGTGGCGTCCACAATTTGTTTTATTCTAACGGTGCTTACCTTATGTCTCTTTCCTATTTCTTCCAAAGTCATGGGCCCATGCTTCTGAACTGCGAGAAGAGTGCAGTTAAGATCCTCTTCGTACTCTATAAACAACCGGCATTCGCTATTTTTGCAACTTGTTTTTGCTAGATAACATTCTTTTAAACATTCTCTCATAATTCTGGTAATTCCTCTTCTAGTATATCAAATATATTTTCAACTTCGGCCTCGGTCAGTGCTAGATCTTGGAGTATTTTTTCTCCCTTTAATCGTAACTGACGCGATTTGGTAGCTCTTGTTTTAGATTGAACTTTCTTGTTAACTTTATAATCATCCAGAAAGGCCATAAAAAGGGAATCCCCCTCTAGATAGGATTCTACGCAGTATCTAAAAAACTCACTTTGATTTCGAATTTGATCGTAATAGAGTCTTATTTTTAGATTCTCATGTAATTTGGAATCCAGACCAAAACTCAAAATTGAATAATTTTCTCTGTGGTCACTCATTGTTTTAAAATATGTGTCGAACTTTCCAGTTGACCGCTCCCCGTTTGTCTTATAAATCGTGCTTTCTTCTGGAGTTCTTTGATGCTCCGCGCACCCGAATATGACAGCCCACTGCGAATGCCGCGCGCTAGTTCCTCCAGGACATTTCCTACCGGACCTTTGCACGGTACTGTGGTGGCAATTCCCTCCACCGACGAGGTTTTCCCGCGCCATTCCCTCTGAGCATCGTTGCTGGCCATCCCACGATAAGACTTAAACTTACCATTCCGGGTGTTTATTACCCCGCCAGGAGTTTCGTCAGTACCTGCAAGCACAGACCCAAGCATAACGAAGTCAGCGCCAGCCGCCAAAGCCTTGACAATATCCCCGGCACTCCTGATTCCTCCGTCGGCAATAATTGGTACTTTTCGTCTTGCTTTCGCGCAATCCAATATTGTTTGAAGGCCCGGGACACCGTGGCCAGTCTGAATCCGAGTTGAACAAATAGAACCGCCGCCAATATTGCAGCGAACACTATCGGCTCCCCAATCGACCAAGTCATTATAACCCTCCAAGGTGGCGACGTTCCCCGCCATGATATGAATTGCTTGGCCAAAAATGCTGCGCAATTCGTGAAGTGCCTCTTTCATTAAAATGTGATGACCGTGGGCTACGTCCACACATAGAATTCTTGCACCAGCATCATACAAAGCCGTTGCTCTATCTAAATAGTCACCAGAAGCGCCTATTGCTGCAGCGGCATTCGCATTCTCGCCAACCACAACTTCGTGGACGAGTGTGGCCTGGTGGTCAATTGTGTTATAGCGATGAATAACGGCCAAGCCTCCGTGCTGCCACATCGCAACACCCATATTTGTTTCTGAAATGGTGTCCATTGGGCTCGCAATAATAGGGAGTTCAAACAGGACGGTCGCATAGCGTCCTCGAAAAGAGTTTCCTATATCAACTTCTCGACGGCTTTTAATGTCCGAATATTGAGGTATCAATAATACGTCGTCATAAGAGAGGGCTTCTTTAACAGTCAATGTCCGTACTTTCGATTAAGGTATAAGTAAAGCTGTTACCAAAACGCTTTTCACTAGCGCGAATCGTCGTCATAAACTCCTTGAAATCTCCGTCGTTCTTAAAGACTTGACATCCGGCGCTCCATTTATCTACTTGAGTTGAGCTTCGGCCGGCCTTGTGAATATTAACTCCAAAATAGCCGGTCGCTATGGTAGTATCACTCATATCGTGAGTGCCGTCGAGGTTGCCATCACGCCATACCGAAATTGGGGCGCCCAGCTGACACAAAGCATCATATTTACCGCGGTGTTTATCGATTTGATAGGCACTCCGATATTGTCCCGGACAAAGTATGGCGGTACCGTTCACATTCATCGGCTTTTTAAGCCAATATAAACCAGGATCAGTTGTAATCTGATAAGAATCTGCCAGCCACCTTTTGTGGGTATCCCGATAGATGGCAAGTAAAATGTCATCAAACTTGTTAACACGCCCAGCCATATTCCTAATCCCAATAATATTTACGTTATGCGGAAGGGATCCATCAAAAAATTCATAGTCCTTTTCACCTTCTAGTATTCCCTTAAATCTATCTTTGATGATCTCGGCATGAAAGCCTCTTATTCTTGACATTGTATTACCTCATTTACTGCACTCCAACACTCGGGACATGTCAAACGCACAGCTTTCTTATCTTCTATTATAGTAACCATCCAAGTTTTAATTGTTTGATGGTCCCTCTTAAATAGTTTCTTACAAACACAACACTCTGTGGGATGATTCCTCATTAAAGAAGTTTTCGCCTCCAGCCGCTCCAGTGCATTCTTACGCTCCCGTTTCCTTTTAGTTTTATTTACTTTTCTTATCTTTGGTCGGCTCACAATTTTTCCAGGGGATAAAAATTGGGCATCAGAACGGGCGTCGCTTTGTAAAGCACATCAGAATGAAACACAACCACCGCCGATGGGAACGGGGCAGCGTTCTTAGAGCCCCCAAACTTTAAGCGCCCTCGGACCAAATGAACTTCTTTTGCCTTCATCACATAGTCGTGCCACCACTTGGTATCGGTTCTGGATGGAATTAGCATTACGACGACAGTGTTGTGCTGTTTTGATTCTTCGTACCCTTTTTTGAGCCACGCCCCGATGCCGCGGCCATAGGGGGGATTAGCAAATACTGTGTGGCCTTTCCAATCTTGCGCTAAGCCATCATCATCCTCAGTAAAATATTTCTTACACTTGGCACTCGCTGCCGTCGCACATGGATCAAGCGTAAACTCAAACTGTTCATTTAATTTGTCGTAAAAAGCTTGGGGTGTATCCCACTCGCTCGACTTCGAACTGAATCCAACAGCGCCGGCCTGTTGCTTCCATAGACCTCCAGCTTTAAGAGGTTCCATCTGTACTCCCTAGTGCGCCGTCGCGTCGCTCCGAAATTGTAATTGGGTACCAATCATAAATATTGGGGTCTTCAGA